TTCCGACAAAGCCAATACAGACCAGGCAAGCTCCCGAAATATCATCGTCATTAGCAACTTCGTTATCAAACAACTTTCCACTCCTTGATGATGACAATGGACATGCACAGTGAAAGTGATTTTCAAAATTTTTCAGCAATGCTTCAGCGTGTATCTTCTCCGTGTATTTCATGGCATCCCCCCCGAAACTATCCCAACGGCAATGCAAAGCAGTATCCACATGACACCGCCACCGAAGATTATCCAGAATCTTGGCCAATCAATATAGTACTCTGCCATTTCCGATTCCCACTGTTTTGTGGCGCTTTCAATCAATGCGTCTATCATGGCGTTTCTCCCTTAAAAAATTGGGGCGGGGTTAGTTTAATGGCCTTACCGATGATTATGGGTGACGAACCCGCCCGCCCCTTATTGTAACTATTTGCCAGAAATATTTCATGTGCCTTTCTCTCCTGGGAGTTCCGGTAAAATTACTTTTTGAAATAACGGCTCTTCAACCTCTGATTTATATATAAATTGACCAGCTCCAACATATATAAATCCATTTGATGTTTTCCGTACTTCAACAAAAATCAATTCTTTTTTTGTTTCTCCGTACCATCTGTATCCGTAAAACCAATAATATCCTTTCTTTTCTGGCCACTCACTTGTCCATTTCATCATTCTCTCTCCCAAAGTTCAAGGGCACATCAGCATCATATTCAAGGTCAGGCATTCCGCAATGGAAATCCTCCATCTTATGCCCACACGAACCTGTCATAAAATATCTGTGAATATTTGTTATGGCCACAGCCTCAACCTCATTCAATATCCCCTCGTCTTCCAAGAAGCTGTCGAAACTATCGCCAAGATTCTTATGCTTTATTTCTATTTCGATGGTGTAGACTTTCATTTCAATTCTGTTGTGGGCATATAAAGATTTATCATTCGGTCAAAATATCCGTTCTCTAAGTTCTGTCTGAATTGTTCTTGCTCTGACATCTCGATGTTTCTATTCGGTGTCCATCCACCATAAATATCCCACATTCCCCATGGTATTTTTACCTCAGTCGGTGTCATTTCTTCGCCTTCTTGCCTTGCTTTTGGTTAGGCTTAAAAAATGGGTCGATTACCCCCAATGGTATTCCTGGTGACACAAAGTTCATTGCGCTTTTAGGTCTAGACTTCGCTTTGGGTTTTACTTGTTTTGGGTCTAGACCTATCTTTTGGTCTAGACTTGCTTTGTGGGCTACACCCAACACAACAGCAACCGGAACACCCTTCTTTGTAATCTGGAAGGGCAAGAGGTCTAACTCCTTGCTAAGATTTTTATATAACGCTTTTATTGATATTTTTCGCATCATATCCCCACCACAGCGTCCCTAGGACTGTACGAAATCCCTGGAATCATCATCGGTCTTTCGTCTTCGTTGGTCATATTGTCAGCATTTAGAGCAATATACCTCAAAACGTCTCCACCATGCTTCGCCAGATCACGCACAGGCGCACCGGAAGCATCTGTTGTGGTACTGATATGCCTTCTAAATCGCTTTAAGCTCTCGACTAATCGATGGTGTCGTTCAGTCGGATGGAAGTCAGTCGTGGTGCTTGCCGGAGACTTCGAAGCCGCACATTTGGTCTTGTCGAAGTACATCTGGCCGAACTTTATCCGGGCTATTCTCAAACCTTCTTCAACTGATGCCTCGCCAACTTCTTTGCGCTTTGCACAATCCCATTTAAGAGCTTTCATTATATCAAATGCGCTCTTGCCACTTGAAATTAATGTCTTACTGAAACCATCTGCTGCCGGGAGCCAAACCCTGCCCCAATTGTAAGGCCGTGTTCTTAGTTCGTTGGACATGACAGGGAGTGATGTGTGTGATACTTCTATGTATTCTATTATCCGGATCTCTGAAATGTGCCGCTGGACTAATGCAACGCCCAGACTATCATCCCAACCAAGGTCAAGCACCAGGTGAGTTTTCAACATTTGGTCGTAAGGCACGTTGCAGACTCGCCCTTCTGATTCAGCCTTCGCAATCTCGTTGTAGAAAATAGCACCCTCAACAGCGGGCCGGCACAAGCCTAGCCATATGTTCTTGTATCCTTCCGGGTCTGTAGTTTTACAGTGGAGTCTTTCCTGTTCCATAACCTTAGTCGGCCATGGATTATCTTTATAACTCAGAAACTTAACAACACTGTCAGGCGGGGTGTTTTTTATAAACCGTTCAAATATCTCGTCTGATTCAAGATCCGGGTTAAAGGAAATCCAAATCTCTGAGCCTTCTTTACGAATTGTCGGAATCAAAATATCGAGTGATCGCTTCTTTGCAACCTGGGCCTCCTCAAACCATACAATATCAAAACCCTCGTATGATTTTACAGACTCAATGGTCTGTGTCGATAACCCTGCAAATGCAAATGCGGTTCCGTTTGTTCCCACTATGGCCGTCTCAAGTATTCGATAATTTGCACCTAATCCTAAAAGTGATATCTGGTCACAAAGTAGTCTGTGGACACTATCCTTAATGCTTCTCTGAATCTCCCTGGCACACAATATGCGGAGTTTCTTATTAATTCCAAGGATAAGTAATGCCCTGGCATATCCCCATGATTTCGTTCCGCCTCGTCCACCGTATGTAATTTTATATCGGTGTGGTTGGAAAAGGAAGTCAAGCTGTTCTGGAAATTTAGCATCCACAACTCCGGCTTCAATCTCCATCGACGTCTTCCTTGTTGACAAATGTTATCTTAACCTCTTTAACGACCTCGCCGGAATGATTGGTGTTGTCCGTAAAATCAGCCTGTGATCTACCCAAAAGCTCAGATGCCTTGAATCTATCCTTGATGTCCAGTTCCGCATTTCTTTGGGCTTCTGTCCAGAACTCTTGACGCTCTCGCCTTGTTGCTATCTTTTCGTCTCTACCCGGTTTCTCTCTGGCTATGATCGCATTGAGTATATAAGGTTTTCTCAGGTTTTCGTAACCTACCTGGGCTAATATCCTATCATTGCCTTTGTACCCTGCATCTTTGGCAGCTTGTGTTGCATTTCCGTCAAAGAAATCAGCAAACTTCTGTTGTTTAGGTGTAAGTGGTCTATGTTTGGCCTTGTCGGTCATAATCGGCTTTGTCAGGCTTCGGTGGTGATGTTATCTCTTTGTTGTTAATATTAGGTGTTGGACTCTTTTTGGTCATCCGTATATGGAACCTCTATTGGTCGATAGTGATTGCCCTCTGGTATCAGGGTAAGAGAATAATCCGGAAGTATGGCAAACCCATCACAAGTTGCGCGATTGCCGGGTGCTTTCACTAACTCGTCGATGTGTTCATCAAACGTCTTTCCACACCGAAAGCATTTAGGTTTTAATTTGTCTTCACTCATATGGAATACGAATAATACACTTTAACCGCTTGAATGTCGGTTGTTGTCATTTCCGGTAAACATGATTTAATGCTAATAATTTTTCTTGCGCCCAATCTTGCTAATCTTGCATTAAGCTCATCGATTGATCTGAAATGAATTATGGTTGATGAAAATGTTATGGCCATAGCAAATAGCTGTTTTCACAATCTAACTGATTGCGATTAGTCGGTCTCAACATAAACGCTTTGAGTTCATCTCTTTGTCGATGTTTCTCCGGGCATTTCGGTATATGTTTAGATTGCGTTTTATTGAATTGGTTAGGTGTTCTTCTGGGTAGGTGATAAGGTTTGATATCCTCTTGGCAATATATGATTCAATCGTCCCGGTTTCGGGAACAATTAATGATCTGAAGTATTTTGTTTCGATATGCTTTCCCTCATGCTTTGCTTAACCGTTGATATATGATATGTATTCCACGGGAACTATCTGGTGGTTATATGCGTATAACTCAAGATACCGGCCACAACTACTACAGCAGAATATCTCTGAGTCTGCCCGGTCATCAAGTTCTTCACAGTACGGCCAACCCTCGTCTTCTAAATAAGCGTCCTCTCCACACCGAAAACATTTAGCCATATCTGTTTGCCCGGACAGGCACTCCTTTTTCACTCCACTCCTCAAAGAACACCGATGCAATTCCAGCATCCGTGAAGTCTGTTCCCATTACGGAATTAATATAATCCAGGGTTTGGTTGTTTGCTCTTGTTCGCTTTAAGTATTCATCAATTGTCTCTTTAGCCAATCTCTCTCCTTTACTGTGTTCTATATAACACTTTAGATACGGGGATGTCTGGCAGATATGCCAAATGTAAAAATAGATAGGAGAAAAATGGTGGGGATGTGAAAAAAGTTGGGGGTAAAGACCGCCTTAATTAAGTGGAGGCTTTCTTTTGTAACTCATCAAGCAACCACTCCACATTATACCCCTCATCAGTCTTAAAGACACAGGCACAGGTCAGGCACTCCCTCTCTCTCGGCACAAAAAATGGTTTGTCGGGCAGTCTGGTGTGTAAAACCTTTGACTCGTTTCCGCAGTAAGGACACAACATTTGTTTACTCATACGCTCCCCCTTGCCGGTAAGTTCATTCTGTTTTCTCCTCCACTGTTATGGTTGTAGATTGGATATTCGAGTTCTGATTTATAGGCATCGATTTGGATGTTTTTCTTCTCGCAATTCAAACAAGGTAGTTTCTCAGCATTGACACATTGTCTATACAACGTGCAGTTGATAGCGGCATACACCCTGGCAGACTCTCTTTTCTTTCCCAAATCTCTT